TGTTTCCGCTCCCGCCAGATCCACCTCCTCCCATCATTGACATCGCTGCAGGAATTGCAGCAGACAGAATGTCAGTTCCAGCACCCATAGCGGCAGTTCCGACAGCTTCCCTGTCGTCGCTGGCTATTTGGTAGTTCGCTGGATCGTCAGGCAAGAAATCGAATCCATTCTGTTCTTTCCTGCTTTGTGATTGCATCGAATTCCACTGTGCCGCTGCAGATGCTTGTTTTTGAGAAGTAATAGCGCGAGCGAATCTTTCGGAAGACGGGTTGCTCAGCGCTTCTTGTGCAAGTGAAAGCAACGCTTCCGTTCTTCTGTCAGATTCGGGCTTTCCGAAAAGCTGTCCCTGAGACATCAAATTGGCCGCATAATTCTGTTGCGCTGCCCTTTGAGATCCTGCCATAGGAGCGGGAATGTTATTGGCGCGGTAGTCCGCCGCCGTTGGAAGCGTTGCTTTTTGAACAGTTTGGTTTGATCCGCCCATATATTAATCCTCTTGGAGTTGTTTAGAGTCCCAATGAATTGGCATAACGCCCAAATCCTCCATCACAATGTCTTCATAAGGAACTGATTCAGAAATATTTGTAATTGTTCCATTCAGTTTGGGGCAATAAACGTATTTTGGCCCACGCCTATCAATGCAATTCACGCAAACTGGATAGTAATCTGAATTCATTGATTTATCTGGATTCCCAATCCATTTGCCGCCTCGTTTAACATAACGATTGGAATCTGGCGTGATGCCATTTTCTTCCATGTAGGAAAAAACGTCTTCATCAGTCCAATCGCGCAAAGGATACAAAGAAACAGGCGATCCTTCGGCATATCGTATGTCCATAGCCAAAGGAATTGGCCCTTTGATTGTGTCTACATCGCTGCTTTTTGTTCCAATATATGCAGCATCCCAAGGCCAACTAAAAAAACCAACTGGCCTTTTAAGATAATCGTCTAAAGCACAAAGAAATCTTTCTCCCTTTTTTGGCCTTTCGGTTCCTTGCGCTATTACCATGCAGGCTTTACCCCATTGCTGATACTTCAAAAAATCAAATCTAGGCTCTCCAGTTTCTGTGTCAGGCCCATGTAACACAGTAATTTTAGAAGCAGGATAGTCATACACTTCTAAATCCCATTGTTTGATTAAATCGTCTGAGTAAGCGTATCGCTGGCGCAATTTAGGCTCTCGGTATTGCACTACTGGCAAATCAAGTTTGCAAACATATCGAATAAAATGCAACAGAACGGTGCTGTCTTTTCCTCCTGACCAAAGGACAACAGACTTCGGCCAGCGCTTGTTCCATTTAAGCACTTTCTCAAAAGTATTGTCCAATAGGTCTTTCATTAGAATGCAATTGCTCCAGCGGTTAATCCTGCTCCAGCTAGTCCTCCCAACATCCCTATGCCTGCAGCGCTTTGTGCATTTCTAGCTGCTGCATTTTGGACGGCACCCTGATAAAGCATTTGTTGATAAGCCTGTTGATTTGCGCGATTTGCCTGCGAAAGGCTTAACAAGTCTCCAATGCCCGTATTGGCAAAATCAGCAGCGGTCATTCCCAATCCTTGTGCGGCACCCAGCAATCCCGCCTGCCATCTTCCCATAGCCTCTTGATTCGCCACTTCTGCCGCTTGTTTTCCTGCCATCAAAGCGCCCGGATCCAATCCGCCCGTTGGTGCCCCATATGCATCCAGATAGCTCTGTTGCGCGGCAATGTTTCCAAGTTCAAAGTCTCTTCCTGCCTGCGTTGCCATGTCAAACAGCGCCGATCTTCCGATAGTGCTATCAGGATCGATTCCTGTGGCGGAAATTGCTGGGATTCCCTTTGTCTTGGCCCACTCTTCCATTTGTTGCTTCCACGCCTCGCGGGAAGTTGCAGCCTGAAGCCTTTGCGGAACCTCTTGCCGCATTTTTGCTGCTTCTGGGCTGGCAAGCGCCTCATACTTTCTGGATCTTGCTAAATTTGCCATGCCAAGTTCGCCAGCCTCGCGAGAAACTTGATTCGGGCTAAACTCCTGCATTTGGGGAGTTATGTTTGAAGCGAGCTTCAGCATATCAGCTTGGTTTTTCAGAAACATCAGTCCGATCTGATTCTTCTGACCAAGAAGGGCCGCTTCCATGTCCATAGAAGGGCGCTTGATATAGTCGCCCGGATTAACTGTTGCTGGTGATCCGCCCATATAATTACTCCTTCGGTGCTTTAATTTCGTAGATTTCTCTGTTAAGTGGAGTAAGACCTATTTTGGTCATTATCTCGTTTGAAAAATTTGGTCTTCCTTCTTCTGTCGGCACACCGACATAAGCAATAGATCCAGAAACTTGAACAAATGTGACCAGATCGTTTATAACACGATAAACATCGCGAGGATTTGTATGCTTTGGGTGAAAGGCTGGATAAACTGTTGGAATATAAACCCAATCTGAGTAGCCGATCAGATTGCCATCGCGGTAATGACCTAAGACGTTGATGTTCGGATGCTCATGGATTTCATGGTTGAATTCTTGCGCGAAATCAACGGCTTCAAGGAATTCGTTGGTTCCGTGTCTGAGTAGTTTGTAATCTATGCGTTTATTCATGTTATGCTCTCCCCACAAAGACCTCATTTTTGGTGGTATATCCAGCGAATTTTGCCGCCTGCTCCTGAATAACTTTCACCCTGTCTGTAAAGCTGCCACACACGGCGCAAGGCAGACATTCGGGATCCTTGTATGCGGTAAACGGGATAGAGGAATACAACGGAACCATTGCCGTGTCCGAAAACGGGCTGATGAACTTGTTGGGGAAGTTCGTAACGGGAACAGAAGCCTGTGAAATATTGGGCATTTTAGCAGGGGTTCGATATTTTATACTGAACAGCGGCGGCATTGGCCGCTTGAAGGGCCAAAATGCCAGCCTGCTCTTCTGCGTGAGCGTAGGAAATGAAAGAAAGAAATGATGCGGAAGCTGTAGCCGATATGGACGGGAATCCAACGCAGGGCAGCGTGACCGTCTTGTAGACCTTGGCAAAAAACGTCTTATTTTCGCCCAGAGGCCCGTCTAGTGGGCTTGGAAGAATGTCCAGTTTTAGAGAGTCTCCATTTTCTCCAACAACACAGGAAAGCGTTTCGTTGGCGTTAGGATTGCCAACAGATTTTTCGCTCCACGGGTCTTGGAAGATCCTGACAATTTCAACGCCAAGTTCTCCGCACCATTCGATAAGCATGGAAAACGCCTTGTCTATATCTGCCGTTAATGGGCTTTCGCAAGTTTCGTAGCGGACATTCCTAGTGGCGCTTTCCGTGACAAGCCTCCTATATTGGGTATTAAGGAACCCCAATTCATCGATTTCTGATTCAAAAGGCGTATTCTGATACTGATGCCTTTCGCTGATTGCCATTACTCGACGGTCTAAAACCTTTTGGTATGCCCCTTTGCTCCCGCGAAAACTTGCCCTCACGTCAACCGTTCCTCCGATTTCCTTGCATTCAATTTCGGCGTAAACGAATTGCTTCAAATCCATACCATCACCAAGCTGGGCGGTTTCAATCTGGCTATAAATGCGGTTATAGAATCGCGTTGTGCTTCCGTCTTGATTAATTCGTAGATACGAGTCGGTTCGCTCTGGCATGAAAGACTCCCACAGGTGGTTATAGGAGCCATCATTTGTCGCGGTGTAATCCAGCGAGAAGTGAAAGCAGCGAGGTTGCCCGTCTACCACTCCTGTTGTCCATTCTACGGGCCTTGTGCCCTCCCAGACTCCGCACCACGCAGGGTTTCTGGCCTGACCCCACTCAGAGGCAGCGGCATAGTCCAAAACCATTGTGGCCGAATTTACAGGCTCTAGATATGGAACAGAATAGAGCAAATAGTTTTCAAACGAAGAGGCGCAAATTTGGCTTTGGTTTCCCGTCATGTAGCGTTTGGTTCGCGCCATTTCCACGTCCTTATACAAAACCTGTGACGAGAGATAGCTCGCGGCAGCAACGTCAGCCGCAACCAACCCGCCTTGCGAATACCACCACATTTGACCAGCTTGGAAAGCGATGCTTTTGCCTGCAATGCAACCAACGGTAGGATAAAGCGTATTCTGGAAGTTCGCTGTGGATGCCCAAGCGGAACGATCTAGAATTCCTGAAGCCAAAGAAAATGTAGATCTGTCAGTGAAAACAATCAGGCGGGTGTCGGTGTTTTGTCCTACATACGAAACAAGCCCTGTAACTGGCCTTGAAAAGCTGAAATCGCCGCGACCAGCGCCAGATGTTCGCTCAAGCCAACTTGTCGGGTCGCCAAGATCAGAAGCCAAAACAAGATTGTTGTCCGCGATCCACATTCTATTCCCAGAAAACGCCATCCAAGTTCCCACGGGAATTTTGTCACTTTGGACACCAGTTTTGTTAGATCCATCCCAATACGCAGGAGCAGAAATACCGTCCTGAATCATCACAATACGATGCGATGGCGTGACCGTTGTATCGCCTCCAGTTGATGTTGTGGCTGATCGTGTTCCCAAAGCGAAAATGCACTGGCTGGCATCCTCGTCCATTTTTATCCCAGCAAGCCTGTATTCTTCCCAATCTTTGGGTTGCTCAAGAGGGAACGGCGCAAAATAGACGTTCCCGCTAACCGCAAATACCATGTATGTGAGTTCATCTTTGGCAACTCCGCTTCCGTTCACGTCAAAGATTTGCCTCGGAACGGTAATAAGTTGACCGTTCACTGTTTTCTTTTCCGCTGCCTGAAACTGTTTATTTGCGGCAAAGAATATTCCGCCCTGCAAATTCCCCGGCGGCAAAGACAGGCGCATCGCATAGCCGGGTCGCGTTTGGGCAATGCCGCCGCGCACCGTGATATTAACGCCCCATTTTAATTGGTTTTCTGGAAGCGCCCACGCATTTCTGACGCTATTGACGCCCTGAACCCAACCAGCAGTGCTCTTGGTAAGCCTGCCTGCGTTGATTTGGTCGGACTTCATCGCATAATCACGTCAGAGCCATCCCCGTAAACTATATTGTTGATTTGGGGGGTAGCCATTGCGTGTCCGTCAATGCTCTCTTGTTGGTTTTTCAGGTAAGCTATTGCGATAGTCCAATAGCGTTGCGCCTGTTCTGCAAAGTCTTTGTCTTCCAAGTCTACAGCGTGAAGCGCTGCAAGAATTGCCCGTTCATTCTCCAAAGGAATGAAGTCATACAAAGATTCAATCGTCGGATGCTTGATCCGATAAATAACCCTTGCCCAAGCGCAAGGACTCCCAAGACGAATCCTTCTGTATTGAGGGTTAACATCAGCAGGATGATATTGACCGATAAGGGTCATGTCATTGCTTCGCCCGTAATCATAGGCATACAGCGAAACAAATCCGTCCGTTTTTGGTTTTTCAATTTGTTGAACCGATTTAACCAAAGTAGGAGGCTGAATCGAATCAATGATGAACGTGCTGTCCGCTGTGTTTCCCGCTGTTTGGTATGAAATGCGGCCAACTGTTGAGGCAAGGTTCCGCGCCTGAGCCTCGGTTTGATACAGTTCAAACTCGTCAGAATCCAACTTTCTGACGTAGTAATTCGCCCCCGCAACCAGAGGATTAGGAAGAGAATCCCCGTCTCTCGGACGAACCGTGATGGCTTGTCCTGTCGAGTAAAGCGATGCCGATTCCACAATTTTAGTGGAGGGAACCGCTGTTACCGTCCTATCCAAGTCGAGGCTAAGCTGCCCCGTGCCCGGAGTGGTGATCGTTACCAAGTTGTTGTTGGAATACACCTTGATATCGTCACCAAAAATCTTGATCGTGTAATTTGTAGCGGCCTGAAGTGGCGCTGGAAGAGTTCCAGAAGTGGAAAATCTGACAATTTCGCCGTCTTGAAGAAATTGAACGCTGTTCGGATTGATCCTGTTTTCAAACGGAGACGGTGTAGCAGATACGCGCAGTGCATAATATGCCTGACCAGTTCCAAATGCAGTTACGTTAATCAGACCTGTTGACCCGCCAGCATTTGCCGCTGGTTGAGAATTGTAAATACGCGCAGTTTCGTTGCCTGCATCAATGTTTAAGAAAAATTGAGTTGTGCCCTTGTCGATTGCTGGAGTTGTGCTCGGAAGATTGTAGTCAGAAGCAAAATAAATTCCCTGACCAGTGGTTAATCCATCAAAGTCTCCAACCCATCGATTTGTAAATCCAACCGCGAATGCGCGGGAAATAAGCACATAAAACTGTCCCGTTCCAACGCTTGTAATATTTACGGGGCTATAATCGACGTTGGTAATTGTGAAGCTGGAGGAAGAAAACGGTTGCTCGGCGCGGTATGAAGCGCCCTGAGTAATCGGACTAGGAAATGTTCCCGTTGTGGTAAACGAAACAAAAACGCCAGTAGACGGTGTAAAGGTGATTGTCGGACTTCCAGTGTATCCAGTGCCTTTTGTTACCACGTTAACCCTGACAAGCTGTCCATTGGAAACCGTAGCAGTAGCTGTAGCGCCAGTTCCGCCGCCGCCGCTAATTGTTACGGCGGGAGCTTGCGTATAGTTGGATCCGCCGTTTGTTACTTCAATATAGTCCAAAAATGATGTAGTGATTGAACAAGTTCCAGCCGCATTGCTTCCGCCGCCGCCAGTAAATGTGAGCCTAGGAGGAATGACATACCCTTCGCCGGGGCTGTTAATGATCAAGCCATTGACTACATTCGACGTATTGTTGATGGTCGCAGATATGATGGCACCAGAGCCAACAGCCTGCAGCGTGATGCCTGTAATTCCGCCATTGATATCTAAGCCGTTGATAGTGGCTTTTGCGCCCTTGCCAGCTTTAGCAATGCTCAAATCGGTAATTGTGACAGTAGCATTCGGCTGGTAACCGCTGCCGGGGCTAACAACGCCAATCGATGCAACGCGACCACCCGTTACTGTAATATTGAAAGTCGCCTGAGTGGTAAAAGTGCTGTCGATTTCAATGCCAACTTGGTTTTGGACGTATCCAGCACCTCCAGTGTCATCAACCGTTACTGTTGGGGCAGAGGTATAACCAGACCCCGGAGCGGTCACGTTGACGCCAGTAATAATTCCTGACGGAACCCCTTTTGCTTGCGCTCCAGATCCTGAAGGGTTCGGTAGAGAAACGCCTTCGGCCAGAATGTTACTTTGCGTTCCAATGGCAACAGTTGCTGGAATCAGTTTTACAAGAGAATTCGTTCCACTTCCTGAAGTGATCAAATTAATCGGATTTGTGTCGTTCAGCGCGTCAGATGACGTTGGATGAATCGTGACGGTTGTCGAGTTGACGGCTCTGACGTAGTAATTCGTTCCAGCCACAAGAGGCTGAGGCAAAATTCCTCCGTTGGTAGTTGCCTGAACCTGATCTCCCGTTGTGAAACCATGCGGCACAGCAAATGTCATCTTGGTTTGTGGGGCGATTGGCTTTTGCAAATCCACGTTTATGGCAGACGTAGATCCCGTTGTGTAAATCGGGTTCGTATTGTTTGTCGCATCTGCAATTGAATCGAAAATCTGCAAATTTGTCGGGGTGATCAGATTTGCAAAATATGTCACCTTAGATTTCAGGGGAGACGGCAAAATGTTGCCGGGGAAATTGATTGGATTAGCTGTATCAAGAGCGATTGCGGGAGTTGCCGACAACGAAAGTGCCGTGACCACGCGACTTGGTTTTTTGTCTAACAGCCTCAGTGAGGAAACCCCCACAATGCTCTGAAGGTTTATCGGGTAATTGCCAGCCTGAGCGTTCAGAGGATCTTCATACAGTTGAACCAGTGTTGGGCTGACAACGCCAACGTAATAAATTTGACCGTCTTTAAGGGGAGGAGGAACCACTCCGCCGATAGGCGAAATAATCACTGACTGACCAGAATCCAATGTGTGCGGAGTTGCCGTCTGGAACAATCCAAGCGGAGAAATTGCCGCATCTCTCGTTCTTACCGTCACGTCAGGCGGCAGAATGGTTCCTAGGGGGAAATCTTCTGGGCTATAAATCGGGACGTATAATCCGTCAACCCCTTGCCCGTCAGGGGTCTGGCTTCTCAGTGTGGCGTTATATTGATCAGTTCCAAGGACGCGCAGTTGTTTGCCTGCATCATTTGACACTTCGGCAATTGCGATAAGCTGCGATGGCTGGATGATGTCCATCATCGTTGCCACAAAGCCACGATCATCCCATGCCCAAGGAACGGAGCTATACATCCCGCCCTTATTTACGTGATATTGGAAAAGCCTGTTTCGGAAATACAGCGGACTGCCATCAGTATTAACGGCAAGAGGAGTTTCAATGCCCCTTGGAAGCGTCACCGTGCATCGATCCCATCCAGTGCAGATATCGACCTCAGCCGTTGAATGCGTCCAGTGACCAGACTCCATTAGGGTCTGGATCGACTGAGTCAGTTTCCGAAAAACCTTGGTTTTGTCAGTAGTCCCAAGGATTTCTGCTGCCTCGTCAAAGATTTGCGAGACAAACATGGCGGCTACATCGCTCCACGTTGATTTAGCTCAGCGGCAAACGCTTCCAGATCGGCATCGGAAGGTGCTCCTGCAGGCATTGGGGGCGCTCCAGCAGCCATTTCTGGTGCCATTGCGCCTGCTCCGCCAGAAGCGGCTTCAACCTCTAGAGCGAGAGCGTCTAGGGCTGTTGCAAGCTGAACAACGATGTTGTGGATCTCCATGAAAGCGTTTTTCGGGACGCTCACCATGACGGTTCCAGCGTCAGCGGAAGCGGCAGGCATAGGTGCTCCTTCTGGCATTGGCGGCATGGGAGCCATATTCGGGGTATTTGGTTTAGCCATATTAATCTTCTTCCTCTTCTTCAGACTCTTCGTCTTCAGTTTCGTTTTCTGCTTCGGCAAGGCCGCTTTCAATCGCGTCCTCGTCATCCATTTCTTCTTCAGTTTCTTCTGAAAGATCTTCTTCAGGCTTAATGCCGCAAATACAAAGTTCGACGGAATAGCGCTTCTCTGTTCCGTTATCGGTTTTCACAGATTCAGTTTTTTCCATGACCTTCTTGTAGCGGATCATAGCGGTTCCCTCAGAAGGCATATCTTTCAAGCCTTTCGCGTTCTCAAAATAAAGAGACGGGTAGTAAACTTTGCTTTCGCTGGATTCATTTGACCATGAAGCCAATGCCCGATCCATCTTCTTTGGGAGATCTTCTCCAAGGCTTACAAAGCCTTCGGGAAGGGGTATTTCTGATTTTTCGTATGGCATAATTTTAGTTTGCTTTGACGTGCTGCCAATATGCTCTCCAAATTGTTAATCCTGAGTTGCCAGCATTTGTATTTGGCTGGAAATATCCAGCGTCCCACGCTTGAAATGCGCCAACAGCAGACGATGTTGGCCCACCTGTAAGCGTAGCGTTTGTATTGTTTGTTGGCTGGTTCCAATTTTGTGAGTGCCAAAGTTCTATTACGCCATTAGTTCCTTTGTGCTTGATTAAAATGTTGAATTTTTGAAAAACATCTCCAATAACAACCCATTCGCCGTTAGTCGCGCTTGTGCCATTGTGAGCAATCAACCTAGCTCGGTTTGTTATAATGGCTGGGCCGCCAAAACTTTGAATTTCTAAACCAACGGCTTTGTTTGTTGGATATTCAGCAATATTTGAAGATGCGCCAAAAGTATATCCTCCTATAACGGTTCTCCAGACAGATCCAGTATTGGTCAGCCTAACTATTCCGTCCAAGTTCATATAGAAATGCATTTCGTCCGTCCAATCGGTTCCCGTCCCTGCGGTTCCCATAGCATTTACCGCTTCCACCATGCGAACTAATCCTCTTGCATTTGTAGTCGTTCCATCTATTCCAAAACTAATCACGCTATTTGTTCCAGCGGCCACCGTGTTTACTCCCTGAACAAAATTTTCCAATGTTCCCGCTCCTACGGGAAACACAAAACTAATTTCAGCGCCAGCTTCGTTGGTTGCTATATTGTTGGCTGCAATAAAATTAGTTGGTCGCTGGACAACTCCGTTAGAGTTAACCATGACTCCCGTCAGCCCCTGAGCAAATGCAGAGACTGACGTGATCAATAGTGCAATAAGTGAATTTTTAAGGATCATATGCTGCTAGTGGTTTCCATGATCCGCTGGCGCGAACATAGATTGTGGTTGAGTGATCGCCGTCAGACCTGATGAATATTGATCCTGTCGGAGCAGCGGTAGAAGGAACGCCAGTTCCATGAAGAATTTGACCGGCGCCAAGCTGAATAGATCCACGGGTAAGCGCCATAGCAATGTCCTTTGTCAGCGTAAGTTCCGAAAAGCTAGAAATGGTATTAAACTCATTGTCGAACGCTTCACCAGCAGTTCCGGGTGTGGTTATGGTAATTCCTGAAATAGTAAACGTGTTTTGCGTTGCGTTAGATACAGTCCTCACTCCATCAATTGTCGGAGTGCTGTTACTGTCGCTTACGTAAATCAAGCATCCGTTATAGAAGCCATGATTAGCGCTAGTAACTAGCGCGTCTCCACCAGATGCTGCAATAGCCGTTATCTTCTGTGACGGCTTCGCGGGACAAAGTGGCAACGCTCCTCTGTCGCTAGACGAATAAATTTCGCTCAGCATAAAGCGACCAAGCCAATCTTTCCAGTGATTAAAATTCTGGACGTAAAGATCAAGAAACGCTCTTCCGCCGCCCCTCATAAATCGTATTTTGCTAATAGGAAGAGAATTGTCACCCGCTGAATATGGTGCAAGCGGATTTGATCGAACATTGATTGAGTTATTATCTTGCGCCGACATACTTATGTCGAATTCAAGTCCCAACACGTTGACCTTGCCCTGACAAATTTGATTAATCAGGCTTCGATTTTCCCAGCCGTAAATGAACCGATACCATCCATTTGCCATCGGCATGAAATCAACAATATGATGCCGCAGACGAACATCTGAACCGCTCGTAAAGCCGTTTCTGTATGGGGTTCCCCTGTTCGGGCCATCAAAAACGAGACAGTTTCCTTCTTGCCCAGCAATCAAATAGTCAAAATTGTTAATCCAGTTATCTTTAACGCTCATGTGATAATAACTGAGCGTTGGGGAAACGGGGTTATACAGAATAATTGCCGACTTTGTCGGATGCTTGTCAATTACAGCATACGTTCCTGAGAACGTAATTGAGCGAAACGGATATTTGAATGTGTTTGGCGTAACATCCGTTGCAAAAAACGATCCATAAACCTCTCCGCCCGTGTTTGAATCACTTATCCATATGTTTTGCCCCTCGGTAACCCCGTGATTGTTGCAAGTAATCACAACGGCAGCAGGGCCGCTATTCAAATTGCCTTGAACCAAAGATGTCGCGAATTTGCGTTGTGACAGGTTTCTTGCTACAATATCAAATTTGTTATTTGTAATGGTGGCATTATCTACGCCAACAAATATACAAGTGCCTACGTGCAACTGCGTTTCATATTGGAAGGTATTGTTGGAAACTATACTTCCTTCTTGTCTTAGAAATATTCCATTTGTTCCATCCCATGGGTTTTGGCCGGGGTTGTTGTATTTGTTCAGATTTAGATATGTAGTGAACACATTTCCAGTAACAACCGTGCTGCCCTTCATTCCAGCACTTCCTTCGTCCTGCAAGTCCATCAACCAAGATGAGTTTAGAACAATATTGTCATTGAATGTCCCGCGAACGCGCTTATTTCTAAATGTTGGAGCGTCATTGTGATATGGATACGGAGGGTTTGCGCCAGCCGCCCTAACTACTGGTTCGCTCGCAAAAGTGCATCCAGTAACGGTGCAAGTATTTTCTTTGCACGTCCAACGCGAGTCTACCAAATTGATTGGGATAAGAACAAAGGTTTGGTTGATGACATCTCCAGCGTTTAGGGGCTGATACGCTTTTTCATATGATTGCCCAACCCACCACTGCGACTCATCAAGCCTTTTAAGAAGCAAAGTTGTGCCATTAGTGCCTACTTGGGCTGCTGTTAAATTTTGCTGTGCTTCATAGACTCCCGCGAATTCGGAATTAGGCCAAGTATACCTTTGAATCCAAACAACATCTCCTGCTTTGATATCATTCAAATTTGGAGGGCCAAACGCTTGTCCGTTAAGCGTTATGGTCACGTTTTGTCCGATAGCAGGCTGAACATAGCCGGGTGTTCCGTCACACCTACACATCATTGCTTCTCCACCAAGCTCAGAAATTAAAACTTCAATAGCATAATTCTTGAATGTGCAGCCGTCGAATGTTGTGTTGATAGCGCACACATAGTTAAATCCATCTTTGGGGCCGTTTACATCGTTCGGAATAATTCCATCTCGGCATCCCTCTCCATAACAGTTGATAAACTTTGCCTGACGAACCCATTGACTCAGGTTGACGGTTTGTCCTGATGCTTCTGGATATCCTGTAAGTGCTGGATCAGTTGATCCGTAAAGAATGCACGATGCGTGTGGATATAAAAATTCACAGTTTGTCCATTCCGCAATTTCAATCTTTCCGTATGTATCCCGTTGATAGCCGGGGCCGGGGAAAATATTTCTGATGTATCCAAAATATTGACAATTTACAAATTGGCAGTTCCTGAAAGCTACAAGCTCAATCCTGTCGGAACTAACTGGATACATATTAAAAGCCCAAGCGGTATACCAATTGCTTCTCCTTTGATCGTCCCATTCAATGCGGAGATCTTCTAAAATCAAACGATTAAGGCGCGAGTTAACATGAATCATCCCGCCGCAATTCGGGCTGTTTGTATTCGTCCCAAATATAGTTGCCCCATTTCCGCGAATAGTAAGTTTTGTGTCTACCGTTCCATTTCTTATTTCAAGACAGTTCGACCCCTGCGCTGAGCCGGGGTATTTGGCCGTAGAAGCCTTGAATTGATCAACCCAATAAGTTTTAGGCTCAAACTCAACAACGGAAATGCCTTTTGTCACTGCATAGTCCAAAGCAGCCTGAAGGGCGGCACTGTCTTCATATCCCCAATAAACTCGCTTGTTGCTCACGTTGGCTTGAGAAGTAACATTAAGCCTGACTTGCGTTGTTGAAACAACTTGAACAATCGTTCCGCGCAAGTTTTGGCGTTCTGGAATATACGTGTTTGCATTTCCTGCTCCGCGAACTTCCATGATCAATCCAAGATCGGCTGCAGTGAAGTTTGCTCCAGCAACGGTTACCAAATCACTTCCGCTGCTCATTGCAGCAGTATTTGCCTGTTTAAAACTTCCTTTAGCTCCGAAATCTTCAACTTTGATACTATCCGCAAATCGGTCTTCCAAATATCTCGGAGTGGTAGTTCCCTGCGTTGTAATTGGGCCAATCGACAAAGATGGCAAACTTTGCCACACAGCAGGCGCTCCATTTGGGGGCGCTGTTAAGACCTGTTGAATTGGGCCACCCGGTAGCGGCGGCAATTCTTTAGGAATAGTGCCCCAAATAGGAGGAGCATTTAGTCCAGCAGACGTGAGATACTTGGTGCCCGGCAGCGGATCTGCTGGCAACTGCGTGAACGCCTGCCAGAGCACCGTTCCGTTTAGTGATGTAAGTTGATACAGACCAGACGGAGGAATTGCTGGAACGGTTAGCTTTGTTGCCAATTGTGCAAGCAAGTATGCCAGCCAAGCGCCGACAGTTTGTGTCTGACTGCTGCCCGTGGGAGTTGCGTCACTCTGGGTAACGTCCTGAATTACTCCGGGGGGTTGATATCCTAAATTAACAATTGTGATAGCCGCTCCATTTGCTGGAGGAGTTGTAAATACGATGTTAACTGGAACTGTATTGGAAATAGTATAAGCCGTGGGAGGCTGCACAACCCCATTGAGGTAGACCAAGTAGCTCGACCTAAGAGTGTTTGTGCTTGGAGGAAGTGAAAACGTATTAAGGGCACCCGTTCCTGCGTATGACCAATACTGAAACGGAGAATACTGACCGACAGTATTCTGGAAAATCCGCATCAGATAGCACAGGAGTCCTTCTCCTTGTTCTCGCGGAATAGTAGGAACCTCGGCGGGGCTTTGTGTCGGGTCGCACGGAATATCCCAAACAACGCGACCACCAGAAACCGTTTTAGTAATCTCTCCGTAGAGAGCGTTGACAAGATTGTCGATTAGGGAAGGAACACTTTCATGCTGAACCGTTGGATAAGGCGTGTCAGGGCAGCATGAAGATTTGTAAATGTTGTTGTCGTTGCAAGACATATGATTGATCCTCGTTAGGCGTTTTCTACAAGCAAGTATGGAATGGTTTTCTGTCCGTAGCGATCCATTTCTCCGTAGACCAGATTAATAAATGCAGCCCATTGGGACGGGTAGATCGTTTGGCACCCGGCAGATGACGTGGAGTTATAAGACCCCTTATGGATGTTAATCGCGATCCCAACGCCATCGTAGTAGCTATCCGTCTTGGCGTTGTATCGCTTCACTGGCAAAGTTTCGCCCTGCGTAGCAGGGCGCAGGGCAGGATATCCAGCACCTCTGGATATTCCGTGCCTGCCCTTTTTATAACGGTGAACTCCCGCCTTCAGCGTAGCAATGGCGGGTTTCAGCCGTGATGGGTCGGTATTGGCATTGAATGATGCATACGCCTGAGGCGACAGGATAAAAATCCCGTCATCATAAATACCAATATCGTTGCGATTTCTCTTCCCCATCGAATTTTTGTAATACCCCCTGATCCCCACTAGGGCGACCTGATCGATCACGCCAGCCTTCTTCAGAAGCCTTTCGGTTTCTTTGCGGCTTTGCAGCGGTTTGGATGGGGGCACAATCTTCATTTATTGCCCTTGCGAATCACATTGATCAAGCCGACGAGAGCGAGGCCAGCGGCAATGATTTGGTTCTGCAATTCAGGCTCAAGGCGCAAGCCGGCAGCCGTAGTGAGAAGGATAATTCCTCTCCACGTAGAATTTTCGGTCAAACGCTCCAGAACAGTGCTGAGTAGGTTTTTCATTTTGATGATGTTGGTTTTGGTTGTTGTTTGCTCCAGAGGTAGTCAATTGCCCCTGAGACATTCGGTGTAAAAACAAGTTTCAGTTCAAGTCTGCCAAGTTTTCCAGAGTTTTCCCCTGCTGGGGGAACAGGAATGCTTACGCAGGACGTTAAGAAGAGGGTAATTATGATTGCAAGAACTACGCAGATCAAAAGTGAAGCTGCTGTTTTTGGTTTCACGTTCCAGACAAGCGCCTTTCTACTCGCTCCATCAGCGCCGTGTTTAAACTGATGGTTTTGTGTGCTGTATTGATGACCTCAAGCATATCCTTATTGGCGATCTTGAGATGATCGATGAAATCTGCGGCCTGTTCGTCCATTCTTTTTTGAAGAGCATCAATCCTTCCAGTGAAGTATTTAAACAGCCAAAAAGCAGAAAATAATCCGACAACAATCAGGGCTACAAACAACCACTTGTCACTCTGATGCGCGGCTAGATTAACGGTTTCAATTACTGCTTGAGGGTTCATAAATGCTACGAATTAAGAATTGTCAGCGCTTCTTGGACTGTTTCTTGAAAAGTGTAATCAGGGGCGTCCCAAGTCAGCCTGTCAGCTTGGTCAACCGCATATTCCATTAGGATTGAATTAATCCACGCTCTGATTGAATTTACTTTTGGAGACGTTTTACCCGCTGCGGTCAGCTTTCCTTCAAGGTCTAGAAGAGTCAGGAGCCTGAGCGATGTAAATCCATTATAAACAAGCCATTCTTCAGCGCCCATGCCATAATACTCATCTTCTTGGCCTGTTGGTTCGCCCTGAGCGTTATAAAATACCTTCAGATACCCCGTCTTTTGCTGACCAGACTGAGGATCTGTGTAGGTATAGCTTTCTATTTTGTATGTGTCGCTCATGTTCTTGTCCAAAATATATTTGCGTAATGCCTAACAGCAGTAGGTGCCGTTGTGTGGCTTGGCACAATCACATAAAACGCATATTCGTTAGTAGTGTTCACGGCAATGCTCAACCCAGAATTTTGATAAGAAGACTGTGCAGAGGCATAATTCAGACCAGTAAATCCGAAGCTAGTAAATGTTGCAGTGGTTTTGTTATAAATTCCGATTGTAGCAGTTGTTGCATGGCCTGCTCCAACAGTTCCACCCACCGAAATAGTCGCATTTGCTGCAACAATTGTCCCTGCGTAGGGGAATCGAAATCCGCGCTCAGTAGCTGAAACGGCGGCAACAGCATCGTGCGGATAGCCGAAATAGTATGTTTGCCCTCCAAGCGCTGGATTCAATCCAGTGGCATGATGTCCTCCAATAGTTGCTGGAGCATTTACGTTACTTGCCGTAGGTGTGACGTTTCTCCAAAGAGATCCATCATATCGCAAAATCTGACCCAAAACAGCGCCAGTAATCAAAACGTCATGTAGCTCATCTAGTTCATACCCATTTTGAACTTTGACGTAGGCAATGCCGTTTCCTGCGTTGGATCGCTCTACAACTCCAAGAAATACGCTATGAGCAGGGGCAACGGGCTTGGTTTTTTGATATGCGCCGTTGGTTCCCAAATAGATCGGATCTCCATCATTGAATGGAGAACCTAAATTAAGCTGATCCATCGAACCATACAGGGTAATAGTTCCCTGCGCTCCAGCGGCCAAGCTAGTGTCATTAATAAATCCTAGAGTGGTTGCTGAAGTGGCATCAGTAGTATTGTCAGCCCGTTTGACCGAAAGTTTGTTCCCCGTGGAACCGAATGCATAAACAACAGTTCCGCGAGTCAGAGTTACTGAATCTGCGTTGACTACTGTAGCGATCAGATTGTCTGCATTGCCTGTTCCTCCTGCTACAGCGGCCTGAACAAACGCTGTTGTAGCAAGCTGGAGCGTGTTTGTTCCTAGTGGAGCAGTGGCGGCTGTTGGTGTGCCCGTCAGATTAACAGACGATTTGATCGTCGGAGACGGATACAACCCTGAAAGATCTCCTCCCGCTGTTCCAGACGGCGCTGTGCCATTTGTGGCGATGTAATTTAGGGCATAAAGCACTAAATGACGAAAGTCAGACGTGCTCAAGATTGGAGGCTGAATGTCTAACGCGCCCGGCCCACCAATGTTGTTCAACAACTCCAACACCAACTGCTGGTATTGTGACGTGCTTAAATTAGGGGGTATTGGAGAATACGGCATGGCCCTTGTTTTTCTTGGATTTCACCTGATAGGGCGGGGGAACGATTGCTCGCCCCCCGCCGTGATCAAGTGACTTCCAGATTAGAGGCCAGTGGTGCTGGTCGAGCAGGGAAGCGGCAGACCGTCAAACGGGCAGCGCTTATACAC